CCCCGATTTAACGAGTAGGGTATAAATACCTTATTTATGCGTAACAAAAAGATAGCGGTCTCACACATACCGGATTTCGTGAACGAGCCAGAATTTTCTGATCTCCTTCCTTTGTCTATGTGTTTGTTTGCGAGTAATTGACATAAATTACTTTATCGCGCGTGTTCTTACTTAAGACCATGATTTATCGTTTTTAAACGGATCCCTAGTGGTTATTTACTACTAGCCTAAGATCATTTAATTCCGATCCTTCTCCTCTTACGTTTTTTCAGATGAATTTTACATCTGTTCCCTATTAACGCGTCTAGCCACTTATATCTGTGACCAGTCGTAGACTATAGCTGAACTTTTTTTGAATTCATTAACCCGAGTTTTCAATGATGTGAGCATTTTTATTAATGCTGTCATGTCATCGCTCGGTGTCGCGCCTTTTGTCTTTGACAACGCAAGCTTTGCTTAGCTAAATATTTGATATCGCAAAGCCTTTTGCCGGTTGGTAACTCTAAACCGACCGGTCTCGTTTCTGGGGTGAATCTTTTCACTGTTGGTCATTATACCAAGACCACCTTCTTCTGTTAGAAGTTGATGGTTTAAGAGTCCGTCCCACGAAGCTACTTTTAGATCGTGGGCACGGTTTCTAACGAACAGACTCTTAAGTTTATCCTTATTTGTTGAAGTGGTCTTTAGGAGATCATTCCAACAAGCGGTGATACTTGTACAGTCGAATTGTCTATATTATTAAAGATAGGCTAAGTTCGTATAGAAAATTTGCCTTCCTTTTACATGTATTAATGTAGAATTCAGGCAGAGCCAATAACGGCTCAGAATACTCTTTTCTTGGTTTACCTTAAAACCCAAGTCCGAGGTAACTTTCTTGTAAGTTACTAACATTTCCCTCGTGCAAGGCATGATGTGATCATCACCGTTGATAAGGTATAGGGGTTTCTCCCCATGTGTGGTCTGGGTCTTCCAGCAGGCGTATGAATTGGCAATGCACAGCACAATAAAGCTGAGCTAACCTCCCATACATGAGCCTCTCATTTGAGTTTGAGCTTATGATTCGGGATCAACGTCTTTTGGAACCTCAGAAGGTATTAAGAATTGGGGTTGTAACAACTCTATTTCTACCAACTCACACAACATATCAACGACACATGATTCATCATCTGTGGCTCGCAATTTGTCTATAATGGCTCTGCCTATTATATGGACAACTTCGATCTTTAAGTGATCGGTCGCAGCTGAATAGTCCCCGTTAAGTACAAAGCTCTCAGGCTTTTCATTTAACTTTTCCGTGATTTTGTCGCGGAATTGTTTACAGGACTCCGTCGTGAAGGTTTCACCGATGAATTTATATTCGGTCCTTCTCTTCAGATGTGTGTGTAGGCTCTTTTGAAGCATCTACAATGCACTGGTCCTAAATGATGCACCCTTGGTTATGGTGCGTACTTTTAACGGCTCAGACAGCCCTTGCATCCTGGAATAGGTTGGTTCTTCTAATGCGTGATAACACATCTCTGCGTAGAGTTCCAATGGACTGGCAAGCATAGCTCCCTTTTAGATTACTAAAGGCCGGAGTTCCTAGGTTTTACCACTAGATTTAGACTTGAGATTTCTCGCTAATCTCGAACGTTCCTCAAATTCCCGGATAGTGTTTTTCCAACACACTCTGTGAAGTTATTTTGTTTAACTCTCTGAATCAAAGTGCATTTTATACTTGCCACCACCCGTGTTAACGACTTCCCTCTCGTTTAGGTCCTGATCGTTAACACCCGAAGCCTTCAAAACCTTAGGCTTCTTACCCACAGGTCTTTTATAAACAACCTTCGTCCTGTCATAGATGTCTACCCTTAGACATTTATCGTAGCGATGGTATGATGTTACCTCTAGCTCTTTCCTGTTTTGGAAATGAGAATCTAGAAGTTAGCGTCTGCCTCCTTAGGCTTTCGTTGTATTATAACTGGCAGACGCGTTTACCACTGGTATATCTCCTTCCTTGAAATCCCATCTACTTAAGACACGGTCCGCAAATGATTTAAGATCATCGGCCATGTCAGATGGAACTATATCTTCATCCTGTTAGGGTGAAGTTAACAAGTCAAAGGTTGACTATACTTTTTTTGCTACATAGGCCATAGAGGGTCTTACAAGACCCCTCTTAAAGCCTTAGGCGAAGGTGAACGCAATTGCAAAATCACGAATACGTGGGCGATGAACTTAAGCAAATTGTTCAAGATAAGGAGGAAACTCCTTTATCGTGAATGCGCGCTTTAACTCATCACAAGGTTTGCTTCTGAACTGTCGAGCTTGTAAATAGTTAGCACAGAGTTTCAACTCTGCAATAACTTCATCCTCGGTAGACAGATTCATCATTAGATTACAAACCGTATTGGTGCCTTTTATGTCTATAAGGCCGAATGCAGATATAACTAATTTAATGTTACACCTGAAACCCTCCACGTGATTCGTGACAATGCTTACACATTATACAATTTTTTCTTCTGAGGGAGTATGACAACCTCTTTACGAAACTTTGCTGTGTGATGCTGTAAGCTGCTATCTTTGGTTACTTCGGTACCCAATCTGGTTCATGTTACTGAATTTCGACTTGTTAGGATACTTACTGTGTAGGGGCGCAATCCCCTACTCCGTTCGAATTTTAGCTTGTAAAGTTCTTA